TCTTATATTGCAAGCTTTATTATTCAAACAATGTTCCCGTTACAGTTTTAAAATCGCATAGCGTTGCAAACTTTTTAATATATTCTTGATCCAATTCTACACCGTCGCAAGTAGAAAAATAACAGCCCCTATAATCTATAAATAATTCATTATTGCGGGTAAAGTTAAACATATCTTTAGTTTGTATATCAATTGCAGGATCAATAACGCTAAAACAACAACTGTCATTTTGTATATTATTATGATCACAATCTACACCGTCCGAGATAATAAATAATTTTGCATCCGTATAACCGCCCCTTACATCCGCGCCTTGATGTATTTGAATAAGCACATAATTTTCACCGTTTTCACTGATTAAATTATTTCCCTGAACGACTTGACTAAAGCAATTGTCAAAATTGTAAGTATTCCATGGAAAAGCAGAATAAAAACCATAAGAATTTAAAAAGTTTTCGCCCTCTTTACTAACGCCGTAGTAGTTTTCACTATCCCAATTATTAACTTTCATAGCGTTAAAATCTTTACATATTTTACATTCATCTAATACTTTAGATAACTTATGAAATACGGATACGGTAGGTTCTAAATATATATAATCTCCGCTAACGTCAAAACTTAAACTAGCTTCGGGTTCATCTTGAAAGTCTTTGATTGTTTTAGTTTGGTTGCGTTGCCAATTCCTACCGTTACCACCGCCCGAATCTAAAAAATGCGTCCCCGTATTTTCAGTTAGCATTTTATAAATAGTTTTTTTTATATCCGCTTTATCAAATAAATAATCAACTAGTTCTTGATCGCTCATATTTTCAATTTGTTTTTCCATTATGTGATTCTCCATATATAAGATTTATCCTATATATAATATACAAAAAAGGCGGGTTGTAAATAGCCCGCCTTAATTATTTTTATTTGGCTTTTAAATCTCAAAACATTTCAACATCTTCTAACCAAAAATCGTCTGCGTCATATTTAATTCCAACGTCATCTGCATTTGGATGATCTTCATCAACTCTATCCTTGTTGGTTTCTTTCAACCATCCCCCAAAGTCATTCGTAACTACTTCAAGCACACGATCTCCATTACTTTCTGTGTAGTAAACTGCGTAGTATGAAGTATCTTTCTTATTCCAATCTTTACCATTCATTTTAATTCTCCATGTATATAATTTATCCCATATATATAGCATTAAAAAAGGCGGGTTGTAAATAGCCCGCCTTGATTATTTTTATTTGGCTTTTAAATCTCGGTCTGCTCTTAGTTTAATTTAATAACTTAGCTTACCCTTATCGTTCACCTTTGTAAGTACCAAATTTTTTACAATTCGGCTTTTAAGTCTCGGTCTGCTCATGGTTCAACTTAATAACTTAGCTTACCCTTATCACTAACCTTTGTAAGTACCAAATTTTTACCCGATCTCAGCAGTGGGTAATTTGTTATAGTCTTTGAGGTCCATATCAAGCCAGAAATAATCTAACTTTCCGAATACCTCGCCGAATAAAATATTTACCCGCATTTCAAGATCATTATGCAAAAGTGAAAATACCACAGGATATTTAAAAGTATCTCTTAATACTTTGTAGTTGTCGGGACGAATAGAACGATTCTTTTTTGTTCTAATCGCTTTATTATTAAGACGTATTATATCTCTTTTTGTTAAATATCTAACCATTTAATTCTCCATATATAATTTATCCCATATATAATAAAGAAAAAAGGGGACTAGTCAAGCCCCCTTATAATTTATCTTCTCCGCCTTGTTTTATTGGTTTTTTTCATAAGTTCATCATACTTATCGCCATATAATAACTTACCAATCCAAGTTAATATAAACAATTAATCACCCCCTTTCGCATTAAAATAACTTTTTAAATTCATTTTATGTTTTAATTCTTCTTTACTCTCCCTATTTCTCCAAGATTTAAAAAAAACTTTTATTTCAAAACTAAAAATATCAACATCATATCCTTGTTCAAGTAATTGTTGTTGAATGATATTAACTATGTTTTCTTCATCTTTGTTATTTTCTATTGAATCTAATATTACTTCCATTATTTTTCTCCATTATTTCCTGCTTTTCATAGCTATTTGATCACCTAATAATAAATCTTCTTTGTCTTGAGCATATTCCCAAACATCTATAAATCGAATTAACCAATTTCTCTGTGGCTCAGATAATTTATCGTTGCCCATGATTTCTTCTAAAGCACAACCAAGTGGCTGAAGATTTTGTTCATCACCCCATTTGTTGTACATCTCAGTTAGTTTATATGTGCTTATCATCTGTCCCTCCATTATTTTTTGGATAAGTTGTTAATATTGGATACTTCAAAAGTTTAAAATATTTTTTCTTTTGTTTTTTATTGCCGATAAAAGTTACGTATCTGTGCTTCGCTGATCTATAAATCCTATTAGTTCTATCCCCTAAATGATGTCTACTGTGTTTACCATCTTTACCCGCCATATCTGTTCTGGCTTTGGTAGTTCCCGTAAAGAAAAAGTTACTCGCTTGATATATGCAACCTGCATGACCTTGTTGTGTATCGGCATAACTAACAATACATCTGGGCTTAGGTAATAATTTTAAAGATTGGCTCACTAAATAACTTGCTTCGTTCTTTTTATTATTAACCAATACTAAACGATTTAATTCTAACACCTCAGCTTTATATTCCTCGCCCATAATACCTTTACATAAAGAGGGACTAGCGGGAGTACCATACGATACCAAACCAACAAACTTTTTATTCTCAAATAGTCCATACGCAAAAGATATGCTAGGCATACGTCTTGCGTAATGAACATTCAAGATCAGGTGTTTTGTATCCTTATACTCAATCTGTTGTACGAAATAGTTATACATCAAGTCCCATAAAAATAGTTAGGGCTTTTTCAAATGGTAAATCATTAAGAATAACTGCTTTTGGGTGATGCTTTAAAATTACATCAGATGCAATATGTTTTTTCCACTGATACATTTCACCATCAGCATCTTTAATTATTGAACCTTTGTTTAAATTACGTCTAAGTGTTTTAGAGCATTTCCATTTACTAAGTTCCTCACCACACCAAATTTCAAGATCAACATCAAATTCGTCATTATCAAACCAAGGACTTTTAACTTTTGGTAAAGTTTTAAGGTAAGTATTAATTTCTTCTAACTTATCATAGAACGCTTTGTCTTGTTTAGTAAGAGAATGCTGATAATCGCAACCACCACATCCCTCATTTCCTACTGTGGCAAAAGGCTTGCCATCAACATAAAGCTTTGCTTGATAACAAGATGTTTCTTGATATGGCGCATCTATTCTAGTAGCTAATCGTAAGCTTTCTGATGCAAAGCTACTGTATTGTATACTTTTAAGTTCTAATTCCATCACTTAACCTCCATGTAATTGTGATTCGTTTATGATATAGGATTATATGGGACAGATCAAGTCCCAAACTTTTTCCCACTCAAAAGGTGCTTTCCAAACTTCTTTTGGTTCGGTCTTCAAACCGTTCATTTTAAGGTCAATGGCTTGGGTCGCTTTATATAAATATAACTCGGCTGTAGTAGTTGGATTGTTTTGTTTCTTTATTAATATCCAAGCACTACCATGCTTATGCCTAGTCAACCAAGCTACTTGATGAGGACTAAGATTAACTGCATTAGCCTTAACAAACTTCAACTCTACAAAATGAAATAATCCTAGTTCATCACAGATAAGAAGATCAGGTATTCCTTGTCCCGCCCAATTCTCAATCCTTGTCAGAATTAGGTTTCTCTTGGACCTCTTGCTCGCTGATTTCAGTTGCTGATATAGTCCTGCTTCCTTCTTGCTCGTCTGGGGTAATATCAATGGTTTGTTCACCGTACGACCTCTTTATTTCTTCGATTGCTTTTACAACTTCATCTTTGCTCATACTATCTATTGATCCATGTCTTATCTCAGACTTGTTCACATAAATATCTCCTTGCGCCATACCTCTACGATACTCCGCTTGAACGGCAGCTGAGTAGGCTCCGTTTTCTAAAGCTAAATCTCTGATCTGTTGTAAATCTCTAATATGTCTAGCGTAAGTTACTCCAAACTTTTCATCTAAAAGGTCTCTTTCTCTTTTGATGGCGGCCACTACATGAGGGCTTAAATGTGGATTAGTAAGCTCATAAGCTCTAATGTGTGCAGAAGATTTAGAATAGCCTGCCCGCATAGCAGCTTCCAACAAAGTTATCTGCCCGTCATTAGATACAAGCTCTTTTACAAAGAGCTCTTGTCGTCTAGTTAACTTCTGATCTTTGTGTACTCTAACCCTACCTCTCTTTTCGTTTGGATTAGGTGGAGGCTTCTCTTTTACCCAAGATGGTTTAGGATTATTATTCAAAGTAAGTGATCTGGGGATTTTTTTATAATCAAGCTTTGAACTCTTATTTAAGTTTGACATACTCTGCTCCAACTATAAGTCTTTTCTTATATGTACAATACTTTACTTATATATTCCAGAAAAATATTTTTTTAAAAAAGTTGAAAATATTTACATTAAGCCAAATCAAAGGTTACATTTTTGAAATCAGAGGTGTAACCCTTTATGCAACCCTATTTCGTCCTTATATATAAGGGATTTTGTACCAAGGTTACGTCGGTTACGTCGGTTACGCCTATTTTTCACTAAAAAATTTTTTTTCTATTTTCTCAGCTATATAAGTAACCGTAACCGACAAACATAAAAAAACCCCGTGAACCGTGATCCACGAGGTTTTGTCATTTATTTATTATTCTTGACACCTATACATTTTTTTAAAGTTGAAATGTATTTTACAAACTCTTGTTTGTTTTTAAATTCGGGTGTTCCATTTGTTGAATGATTAATTGAATCTAAGCCAGAAGATGCTAAGTATTCAAGATCTTCAAGATAATTTTTTAAAAAGTCATATGCTTTCATTTTTTTCTCCATGTTTAAATTTAGCTAAATACTCAAGATCAAACCATTTACCGTTATCCTCTAATTCTTGATACATAAATCCGTCGAGATAAAAAATGTATGTTTGTCCGTATTTAAATTTTCTAACGTCAAAAGATAATTTTTCATCAATACCTAATTTAACTAAAGCTTTGTTAGCTAACTCACAATTTTCTTGAGCTTCTTCAAAGCTATCAGCTTTATCAAGTTCTATCCAAATTCTTTTATGAGTAGGTTTAGATATATCTTGTCTACTTTTTTTATGAAATTCATATTCACGATCTCTTTCTTCTTTATTAAAAAAAACTTGAGTTTGTTTTAACCCAAATTTTCCATTAATAGCTCCGACTAAATCGTGAAGTTCTATTTCTGATTTGTAACCTTCTTTATCAAACTCATCTTCGAAATCAAAGGTGTACAAAACGATATCTTCTTTTCTCATATTAAACTCCATGTTTAAATTAAAGTAATCTTCGATCATCGACAGAGTTCTGTCTACGAATAGTTTTCTATCAATGTCAAAGAGCGATAGTAATTCTTTACGAATCACTATATTATTATATCAGAGTTATCTTATATTGTCAAGTGTAGCAAATATGTCACACTGTTTCACGTGAAACTTGATCTATCTCATTTATCTGATATACTAGTGATTCTAAAAAACATGGAGAAAATTATGGAATATAAAATTCAAATAGAAAAGACAGATGTAAAATTATATGAAATTGATTTTTATATAGAAGAAAATGAACTTAAAAAATTTGTTGAAGAAAACTATGAAACTTTTGATCAATTTGTTGAGGACAATGAATTAAATAAAGAAGAGGTAAATGATATATCTCCAGAAGAATATTACAAAAATTACTTAACTGAGTTTATAGAGGACCAAGATCCTGATTTGTTATTTTCAGACTGGTGTCAAGATCATAGTCAATATCACTTAGAATCTGAAGAATGTTGTATTCTCTCTGTTCGTAAATAAAAGAAAGTGATCATTACACTCTGAAGTGATTATTAATAAAGTCTCTTAGGTCCTTGAGCCGTGAAAAACTGAGCCTGCCTTCTCCTGCGATACTTGCGGAGAAGGTTCTTTTGCGTCCATCTCTTTGTACTTCGACTTCTATGATATCTCCGTTAGGAATGGTAAATTGGTAATTACAGGGACCAAAATCTTTTTTAATGCGTCTGAATGTTATCATTTTTTATGCTCTCCTTGGGTGTGGGGTGAAAAACTTCTACATAAGCTTCACAGTGGGGGCAGGATAGATTAGAAACAATATGATACTCTTCATCATCTTCTATATCGTGATCTCCGCCCCAAATAAGCGGTGTTCTACAAAGCCAACAATTCATTAGAATGGGACCTCCTCGTCTGGGCTATGGGGTATCCAAGGTTTAGGATACGTTGTTTGTTCAACTTGTTTTGGTTGTTTGGGTTCAATGACCCCGATAGTATCTAAAAAAATAATTAAGTCCAAAGGCATTTTAATTTCTTATCATATACTTGTAAAAATCTATGTTTGCGGGTTCGTGGTCGCCATTCTCCTTCAAGGTGTTTAACAGATCCTCTAGCGTGTTTTTTGTACGTACCATCTGTTTGTTTTATCCAAAAGTCTGCTTTTTTATCGGTTAGACCATAATATGAAAAATTGCAGGCTTTGTATAGAGTCCCGTCGTGATATTGACTATCGGCATAGGACAGTACGGCTTTTACGGGTTGTTTATTTGTTTTTAAAAATTTCAAAGACCGTGATAAAAACCAACTAGCTAAATTGTATTCTTGTTGTTGGTGGTCGGGGCGCAGTACAAAACGGCTTAATTCAAAAAGGCCTTGTTGTTCATCTCGGTTAAGACCAAAACAACCTTTGGCGAGTTCGGGAACGGGAAACCCTGTAAAAATACAAGCTCCCACTACCTCGTCCCTACAGAACAACCCGACGTTAAAGCCACTTTTAAAAGTAACACTTTGTTTAGCGAGGTAATGATAATCTAAAAGTAAAGGTTCAATTTGTTTTTTGCAGGTAAGTTCCAAACGGTAATTACTTTTGCTCATTTTTCAACTTACATTTGTTTTTTTGAACGTAATAGTTATCTTCTCCAATTTCGTAAACCATGATCCCCTGACAACAATCTTCTACTACGGAATGGCAATGTTGACATTGTTCATGGCCGTGGACATAGATTGTTTTTCCTTCACAACCGCATCGATTACATCTCATTTTAATCCTCTTTTACGTCCATATTATTGATAATATCGGGTCTTTGCAATGGTGGTTTTTTTAAATAAAACTCTTCATATTTGTATGTTTTGTGACACTTGTATCCTTCACCATATATTTTATTGGACCACATTTGACACTCTTCTTCTGTTTCAAAGTGCATGACAGTAAGCAAGCTGTATAATATAATTTTATTCATACCTCTCTCCCTAAGGCTCTTAACTTAAACACATACCTTTTTAATTCTTCTCTTGCTCTTTCGTGATCTCTGGCAACATCTTTGTGTTGTTCTAATTCAAAAACCTTGGTTTCGTAATGATCTACCTGTTGACGTAAAAATTTAAGTTCATACTCTTCCGCAGGATTAAGTTTTTTTGTCATTTTTTGCCCTTTTTTTTAAAAAAATGCGAAGGGCTTCAGATAAATGTTTCCCTCCATTGCGCCATCTGTGTTGGTTAGCCCAACGATTAGCGTGTTCTTTTTCTTTGTTCATAAAATTATGAATATGAAATTCTTCAGCTATTGTTTTTTTCTTTTTATCCATAAGAATCAGTATGCGTTTTTATGGGATAACTGTCAAGGCATAAAAAAAGAGCCGTTGTTTTGAACTATCACAGGAATAACAACGGCTCTTCTACATGGAGTTGTTTAGTATTAAAACAATAAGCGATATTGTAAGACGCGTCAAGTTCTTTTTATTAAAGCTCATCCCCCCAACAATCCCAACCGAGTTTTCTGTCTCTTGCAAACATTTCTAGTTTGGGGGAGGGGGACATTTCATCTACTACATCATAAAAACATTGTGGTTTAGTAGAGTGTTTACTAGGTGCATTAGTGTGGACCCAATTTAACTTTCCACATTTTAAAAACTTTTGCATTGGTTTTTGATAAAAACCTAACAAACAAAATTCAGTTGCAAATTTATAAGCGAAATTAGGTGTCATGCCATTATGTTTTGTCCAAACAAGAGTTAAGTGGTAATGAACCCCCCAACTTTCTAAAACATTAAAAGTTTCTCTTAAAAATTTATTGGTGGTCCAACAATAAACATGACAACCTAAATTAGCTATTTTATTTATAGGTATCTCTTTTATTTCATCTAAAGACATAGTTTTATAATCTAGTTTTTTTGCTTGGTTTTTTCTTCTAATGTTTTTACCAGACATAGAAATATTCCAAGGTGGGTCTAAAACAATGGTATTATATTTTTTATTTGGAAAAGAAATCACCTTTTCGGTGGTTCCGTAGAAAAAATTAATTCTTTATTTTGATAGGCTTCGTAGACTTGATACATGATCTTTAACTGTCCGCCCATAGTACGACCCTGTTCACGGGACAAAAGCTTTAATTCTTTGTACACTTCTATCGGAACAAGCACACTTTTCCACTTAGTTGTATCCATTTGGCATCTCCTTTAATAGAAATGTATAAGATTTTATTAGATAATTCAAGCAAAAAAGTGTGCCCCCATGAAAGGGAGGAATAGGGGCACGAGTTGAGGTGGTAACAAGGCATTAATTACGAAGCATTACCCCAACAAGACCCCACCTCGACATCACATTTGTTGGGAACTTCTAATGGTACCGCATTTTCCATGATTCGCGAAATGTTTTCTGCATCAGATCTATCTTTTACAGAAATAGCTAGTTCATCGTGTATTTGTATAAGGGGAATGCGCCCTGATTGGTAAATATCAACCATGGCTTGCTTTGTCATATCGGCGGCCGACGCTTGAATAAGTCTGTTTAAAGCTTTATAGGTATACGCTCGCTTTAATTTGGTGGTTTTACCGTATTCCTGTACGGCTTGTTCAAACGGTAGAGCTTTATTCATTTCAAAACGGTCTGGTTCCCATAAATCAAAGCGACATTTTCGGCCGAGCAGTGATCTTACTGAGCCAGAGCTATCTCGTTCATTTAAATGGTTCATAACACCGTTCATCAAACCCTTCACAAAGGGAACGCGCTCGTGGTACTGACGTATAATACCCTTGGCCTCTTCTATTTCTATGCCTAGTTGCTCAGAGAGCTTGTTAACGCCCATACCATACATCATGGCAAGGTTGATAGTCTTAGCCCTTTTCCGTGGTATCTGAGCCATCTCAGCTACCATAGTATGAAAGTCCGTGGTCGGGTCTTGGTTATAAGCTTCTACAAATTCAGCTGCGCCCTTCAAAGGTACCTTCCTAGAAATGCCAAACACATGAGCGTAATGGACCAAGATCCGTGGTTCCTGTTGCGAGAAATCAATAGAGCCCCACTGCTCACCTTCTTCTGGTAAGAATAAACTGCGGATCATAGGACCTAATTCGGGATCTCTAGCGGGGATTTGCTGTAAATTAGGGTTATTCATGGAAATACGGCCAGAAACGGTCCCGCCTTGGTCAGATCGGATCTGATTAATATGACTATGAATGCGCCCATCTTTATGACAATGCTTCATAATGGTGTTAATAAACGTCCCTC